GACGGAGCATCTTCTTCGCGTAGCGAGTCCGCAGACCCTTACGGAAGGTGAAATCGTCGGGATCAAGGAAGGTGGGCGTGACCTGCAGCGGGATGTACGGAGCGTACACATAACCCGCGTCGAGGAAGTTCGCACCCTTGAGGCCGAGAAGAAGATTCGCGCCGCCATTGGTGCCAAGGAACGGGTCTTGGTACACAACATACTTGTTCATGAGCGTGCCAAGACGGTTCACACCGAAGTTGGAGTTCATGGGGCCGTAGGAGGGCGCAACCTGCTGATCGTAAGCGCGGTTGACGATCATGAAGTCACCATGCGTGGTCAACTGAGCAAGCATCGCGCCGACAGCGGGGCTGACAACGATGAAGTTTGCAGGAGCGCGGAGCGAGGCGCGGTGAATCTGCGCCGACACCGACTCGATGATCGTAAGCAGACCACGAATGCTGTCGATTTCAGAGAACTGACCACCGTTCGCAGTGAGCGGGGTGGCAGGGCCAGTCGTGAACGAGTACGACGCGCTGAACTGCGCACCATTGATAAGGTCGGTGATGATCTCGCGGTCGAGTTCAAGCGAAATTTCATTCGCCATACCCGCAACCAACTCGGTCTCAGCATTGAGGCCGTGGAAAGCGCGAAGATCGTCAACAGCCTCAGCCGACCAACGAGCGCGGAGTTTGCGCGTGATGGCGGTGACCGTGGTCAGCGTGATGTCAAGGTTGAGATCGGGAATCTCGGCAACCTGATCAACACCGCCGTAGTTAGCGGTCGTGATGCCCGCGCCCGGAGCCTTGGTGCCGCTCACAAGTTCGGAGTTGTAGAAATAGGTCGCGTAGATGGGCGTGGCCGCCTTCGGCGTGAAGGTCGAAGCCAAGGTATCAAGCGTCCAACCACCAGTCGTGTAATCGATGGTGCCAGTGGCATCGCCAACGAGAACACCCGAACCGTTGTCGGTCACGCTCTTGGTGACATCGAGACCACCAACAACCGTCGTCCAGTAAATGGTGACCAAGTAGCCCTTGCTCGTATTGAGCGGAGCAACGGGGAGCCACTTGAACGGGATACGATCGGTGGGGTTCTGTGCGCCATTCCAAGTCGTCTTGGCACCAGTGACATCGACCGCAGGAACCTTGATCTCGTAGTCAACATATTCCGACGAGTAGAACTTCTGGAAGTTCTGGATCAGGTTGGTACCCGCGACGGTCGTACCCTTCGAAGCACCATACTTGTACTCGTAGGTGAAGATACCGCCAACGGCAGAGGTCATCGGCTGAACCGAGACGATCTGGTTGGCAATAAGGTTAGGGAACACCCGACGAAGGATGGGGAAGATATACTTGGTGAAAGAACCAACACCAGTCGAAAGCGTCTCCTCGTTCAGCGAACGAAGGTGGCCCATCTGGTTCTCCATGAGCATCGCGAGAACGCCGCGATCCCAAGGATTCTCAACACCCTCCAGAAGCGGAGACCATTTCTGTGCAACGCGCTGCACAAAACCCTGATCCGCTGCCGTACCCTGCCCCTGCTCTGCCAAAAGTCGTCGTGCTTCCATAAATTACCTCACTCGCTTTACGCCTGATAGTTCAAGCATCTGGTTGGTTGACAAGCCCCCAAGCATTGGGTCTTGAAGGATATTCGATCTCTCAACGGATTCTGAAACATTGTTATCGTGCGTTTGACCGCGACGAAGTTTCTGCTGCATAGCATAAAGATCTTCGTTCACAATCCTCTTGCTACCATTTTCTTGCACGATTTTGTCGATTGTATCCTCATTGTCGACACTTTCAAGCATCCGTCGCAGTTTCGGCGCATTTGCATGGCCAGAGATCCGCTGCGCCTTGTACGCATTGAGCCGCGAATCTTCCGCAATCTGATCGGCCTCTTCAGCCTTATCACGGAAAGACTCCGCAAGTTCAATAGCCTCATTCAATTTACGCTGCAAGGAATTCTTTTCAGCCGAAACAGATGACATTTTAGATTCAAGAGATTCCTTGATATTGGAGATGCGGTCGTCCGCAGCAGACTTTGCCGCAGCCACGGCCTCCTCCATTTCAAGTTCCATCTCGGCCAAATGCTCCTCTGCCTCTGCCTCGACATTCTCAAGCGAATTGCGGGCCTCGGCCAGATCGCGCTCCAAAGCATCGATCCGATTCATAAGCATCTGCACCTGATCAGAAGTGCGCGATTCCTCGAACGAACGACGCTCGGTCTCAAACTCATCGTACTCCGCAATAACCTCGGAAATCCGTTCCGAAAGTTCTGCCGAATCACGGTAGCCAGAAACATCGCCAATCAATTTGCGAATTCGATCAGCCTTAGATCGACCAGAAATGCTCTGCTCAAGCACCAAGGTCAAACCCGCAACCCGCGCAAACTCCTTCGCCTTCTCAAGCGATTCACGAATGCTCGAAATCTCGGAATCCTTCGATGCGCGAACCGCAGAGATTTCAATCTCCTTCGCCCGCAACGCATCGCGCAGAACAAGGTCATCGGAAGTGCGGCCAAAAGTGCTAACCATCTCCGAGATCTTGGTCAGGATGGCACGCGCCCCTGCAACCTCTGGATCGGATTCGAACTCTTCACGAATGGTGCTGCCAACGCTTTCACGAACATTCGAAAGCGATTCCGCAAGGCGACGCTCGAAAGCCTCACGCATCTCCTGCCGAATGCGCGTCTCGCTCTTCGAGACAACATCGGCAACAGCAGCCTCTGCGTCACGACGAGCAGACTCGCGCTCCCGAAGCCGAATATCCTCGGCAAGGTGCGGGAACTCATCCAACAGGCTGTCCTCGCTAAATTCAACCTCGACATCCTCCGCAAAGATCTGTGGGTAAGCAGACTTCATGGCGGGATCAGCGACGAAATCGAACGAGCGAAGCGTGAAATCTTCGCCAACAACCTGCGAACCATCGGCCAACTGCTTCGTGCTGCCAAAGCCTCGGCTCGAAACGCCAACCTCGGCACCTGCATCAAGAATCGCTTTCAGCGTCTGACCGTTAGGCGTATTCAGAATCTCTGCCTCACCGATAACCACGCCATTCTTGTCGATCTCCAACTTGGTGATGACATGGCTGACACGACTCAACTTGGTTTTGCCATCATCAGGGTGGTCAAGTTCACCGAAAGCGCGACGCGAAACCACGCTCTCCTGCAACTTGCGAACCTCGCGCTCGTAAACGCCACGCGGGTAGGTGCGACCGTTCTGCGTTGGAACATCGCAACGAGCAAATTCGCCACGCGCAACCATCTTGCCGCCTTCGCTCTCTTGAAGCGAAAGTTTGATCGGTTTTGCATCAATCAGTAATTGCTTGCTCATGACTTCTTCCAACCTTTGAATTTGAATGGTGTTCGGTCAATACCGATACCGAGTTCTGCACGCAACTTGTGTCTCGTAGAAACTTTCCTGCTTGTCTTCTTTCCATCCAGACGCACCGAAGGCGTAGCCTGATCCAAACCCGTCATCTCGCGGCGACCGCTTGAATAGGCTGTCCTGCGTTTGCGCCTGCTCTCAATCAATCGTTTCCCATCTGGTCGATCTCGGCAAGGCAGCGCGAAATCACCTTGATGGTCGGGCCAAACGCAGCCGAAGGATTCACCGACTCCGTAAGGAGCGAATTCTCCATCTTCTCGTAGGCCGACTCAAGGACATCGCCAACCTCTTCGCCCAGAATCTCTTCGATCAGCGAAAGAACACGAGCAATGCGCGAAACGGTCTCGCCGTACTCGCCAAACTGATTGGAAACCTGCTCACCAAGCATCGATTCCAACTCCACCGCAAGACCATCGGACACCGCATCAGCCGCAATAGACTGGGGGCCACGACCAAGACGACCCTTCGCAGCGGCAACAAGGCCAGAGCGACCAATGCCCGTGACGCGAGCAGAAGCCTTCTGCTTCGCCGTAAGTTTGCCTGCAGCCTGCTTGCGAGCCTTGACGCGAACAGCCTTTTTTCCGCCCGCCGAACGACGGTACTTCTTCGCCTTCATCTTCTCGGTCGAAGTGGTGCGCTTGGTTCGGATCATGCGGCGCGAACCTGCGGCACGACGACGAGCAATACGAGCCTCAACGAGAGCCTTTACGACCGCCTCAGCAGCCTCGGCAAGTTCGGCGTCACCAGAAGGCAACTCCTTGTCGGCAAGACCATTGAGAAGATCGTCGCAATCGTCCTCCGAAAGCGAATCGAAGTCGAGATCGGCAAGGCGATTGAACAACTCCATCGTGACAACGGGGCCGTCAATCGGATCGAGCCGCTCCGAATCCGAATTCACGGCGGGAACACTGTAAAGAGACTCCTCCAGACGCTGACTCGCCATGCGGTTCAGGTCGCGGGCGGAACCCGCAAACCCAATCTGGGAAAAATCTTCAGAAAGGCTTCTCACAATACGGTTATCATTCATCGGTTGCTCTCCTCAATGGTGCTGATCTTTGCGAAACGCCGCATAATTAGCATGGTTTTGACAGATTCGGCCAGCCTATCGTGCAGCGTGGCAATTTCAGGAAGGTTGTCTTTCCTAGCAAGTTCAATGGCTTTGCGGCCATGATTGCCGATAGTATGACACTCATTTTTCATCGTGTCTAACATTTTTTTAGCGTTCCAACCTTTCGCGTTGATCCGCTCAGGAGACATCGATTCCAAATCTTCAAGAACATCTTGAACAAGTCCAAACAAAATTTCAAGGGATTCGTGAATTTCCGAATAATAATCCCCCAACTTTCTGTCTGGCAGCGTCGAATAGCGCGTCTTTGGCACCAAAGCGTCGTCCTCGCCAAGCGTGCCATGAACCGATTTCCGAATATCTTTGCGGTTGGTCTCGTAAAGAGCCGCCCAATACTGAGGCTCTTTCGCGGTCTCCATGACCGCATCGAACTCCTCCGTAAAGATATACCGACCATTTGGCCGAACGAGCGTGGCCAAAGCGTGCAATCGATTGCACTCCTCTCCCGCAAGAATCTGATCTACCGCTTCGCGCAGAAGATTGGAAACATACCGATCCCGATTAGACTCGCTGACGAGGCCTTCCGTGATGCGATTTGAAATCACGCCAACGCCAGTCCCGTCAAACTTTAGGCCAATCCGACGAATGCAATCCTCCCCCTCAACCACCACGAAAAGGTGGTCGCTGTGGGTGGCAAGAATGTCGACGCTCTTTCCAAAGTGGGATTCAACCACGCCCTTCGCATTGGAAATCCCGTTTTCAACGGAACCTTCGCGGATCTGCGTAAACTTTTCACCATTGATAAACGGAATCATTGAATTCTTCTCCGACTTTGCGAAGTTCCCGCAGTGGCAGCACGCGAGCGACGCAAAATTTTGTGAACATCCTTGATCATTGGTGCAACATCCTCAAGCAAGGAGACAACCGAATCATTTTGATCCCGCTGTTCCCGCCGCATTTTCTCGGCGTCCCTTGCCAGAGCAGCGATACGCCTGTCAATGTTTGCATACATTTTCTTGTACGCCACAGATTCTTCGGCGGGCTCCTCTTCGGGAACATCCATCTCGGTCTCAACCTCACCCTCAACAGGCACGCCCATAGCGGTCTGCGCCTCCATCGCCTTCGTCTGCAAATCTAACTGCGCCGATCCCGTCTTTTCCATCACCTTGACCTCGGTGTCCGCATTGAAAACCGCATCATCGCGCATCTCGGTCTGCTTCGCCTTCTGGATGAAGATCGCGTCGTCCTTGCTGAATTCAAAGATATGCTCCAAAATCCACTCTTTGGGCATATACTCCATAAGCGACTGCGCCGTACCCGCCCTCGCATTCATCAATTCCAACTGCGACAACTCGAAAACCGTCGAGGAAGTGGTCATCCGCAAATCAAAATCGATCTGATCAGGGTCGATGTTCAACGCCGCCAAGTGGATGCGGCACACTTTCTTGTACCCGTTCCGAACCTCGCGCTGCAACCGCTGAACCGTTCGTGCAAAGCGGATATCCTCCTGCGACAACGATGCTCGGCTCTCGCCACCGTCGAACCCAAGATACCGTCGCGGCACCTTCAACGCCGAGAACAACTTTCC